GACATTTCCAGTCAACCCCAAACATTGTTGGACAAGCTACGGAATGAGAGTCCCTGGATAGTCGCCGCCGTAACGGTCCCTTTCATACTCATCGGAATGATGTACGGGCTGGGTAAACTGGTGGAAAACCCCTCCGCTAGGCAGGCCTTAGACCATATGTCGGACGGCGTTTTGTTCACTCTAGTGGGCGCTGCCGGTTTTGTTTTTGTTTTGACGCGCCGGCTCCGCTGGAAAGAGACGCACGCATCAGAAGTCCGCGCCGAAAACGCTACGCGGAGGTCGATAGAAAACCCCGAACAGCCGAAGCTCGCTTGGGAAGCAGGTCGTGCCACTCTGGAAAAATATCTTGACCGAAACCTTGGACAAATTCGAACGATTGCAACGCTTACTTACGTCGTTTTGTTCTGTGGTTTTTCACTAATCTGCTTCGGCGTACTTCAGGCCTTTAGCGACAAATCGAAACTACCAGTTTCCATAGTAGCTTCTGCCTCCGGTGTACTCGTCAGCTTTATTGGTGGCTCCTTTATGGTGATCTACCGCTCCTTGTTGCTTCAGTCAAAAGACTACCTTTGGGTTCTCGAACGAATAAATGGCGTGGGTATGGCCGTTGCAGTCATTGAAAGCATTCCTGAAGAAAGTGCCCAGCTTAAGCACGCCACTACTGCTGAACTTGCCAAGACACTATTGACGCTTTACGGAGCTAGAACTTCGACTTGAGCTAGCGAGATATGTGTTTCTTTTGGGCCACGGTCGTCCGTGCCTAGCCCGCGAAGGCGGTGCGAAAGCAGCATCAAAACGCAGCAGCCAGCGTGGGCCAGATGGTCACGGCCGCTCTCGGGATCGACTTCTTCTCCGGCCAGCGAGGCGAACGTGTGACGGAGCATCGCGTCATACAAACGCCGATGATCGAATCCGCCCGTCCAGTTGAACGCGGCGTACTTCTGAGCGCCAAAACCGAAGACGTTAGCGATCTCGGTCAGGGCGTCGGCGGGGATCAAGCTGAGCGGTGCCTTGCCAGCGTCGTGCTTGATTCCTGTTTTTACTGTGGTGTCCAGAGAGTGACCTCCTCGGTCTTGAAGTTGTAATCGCCGTCTCGCAGGATGCGTGCGCAACGGGCCTGGATCAGTGCGTCCTCGGCGGTGAAGCCCTTGGACTCATAGACCATCGTTACGGTCACCCACAGGGCGGCCAGGTGTTCCTCTACCGTCAGGCCCAGCAGGGCCTCATGGACGGGCATAAGGAACTCGTCAGCTTTCTTGGGGCCGATGCCGGGACAGCCTTTGTAGTTGTCCACGGTGTCCCCGGTGAGCACTTGCTTCATCCAGAACAGATTGGCTTCGTGCTCGCTGATCGTGCGGGTGCCGATGTCGGGCTTGCCGGGATTGAACAGGCGGCCGGGGATCGTCTGCATGTCCTTGTCGATGGACACGATGATCCGCTTGCCCGGAGCCAGTCGGGGTTTGGGCATGGTCGCGAGGAGACCCAGGATGTCATCGCCTTCGAGGTATTCGCGGGTGATGATCTTCTCGGGGTACAGCTCGTGCAGGAAGCCATCGACTGCGTTCCACAGGGCCGGCTTCGGCTTCGTGCGGTTGCCCTTGTAGGTCGGAAGGATTCCCTTGCGGAAGTTCGTGGACACCGAGAGGGGAAGCAGGAACTCGCGTGTGCCAAACTTCTCCAGTAGCTCCTCGATATAGTCGTCCAGGTCAGCCTTCGCCTTTTCGGGGTTGGTGACCTCTGCGACTACAACCTCAGCGCCGTCGTCCTCGTCTTCCCACTTCACTGTCTTGGTGTTCTTGAACGACAGTTGGTAGCGGAGAACGTCGGCGTCGATGAGGATTGTCAGCAAACCGACAGCGAGCCTTCGATGCGAAGCACGCGCGCATAACGACGCGGGCAGTCTTCCATGAACTCGGTCATCTTGACCATGCCGGTGTTAATCAGCATGTCGGCCAGTTCGTGTGCAAAGCGCCGACGCGTAGCAGCGCGGATGTGATCGAGCTGTTCCATGTGCAGGCGGCCAGTCATCGAACCCATGTGGTCAATAACGGTCTCGGCACCGACCTTCAGGACTTGCGCATCCTTCATATTGTGGACGGCGTGGCTCATGACTTCGAGTTGACGCTGCAGCTCGGCTTTCGTGGTGGTGGTCTTCGGGGGCATAGGGTTCCTTAGAGATTCTTGGCGTCGCGCAGCGTGTCGCACCAGGACGCGAAGGCGTCACCAGCAGCAGGCGCGAGGTACACGAGGAGATGGGCGGGGAACAGCAGGATCACGACGACGAGTACCAGCCACTTGAGTCGGCGTTCGACTAGCCAGCGCGCCCAGGGACGGAGGTTGTTCATTTCGATTTCCCAAGGTTCTTGAGCTTGGTGAACGGCTTGAGGCCGTAGGACACGCCGACAGTCGCCATGACCATCCAGCGCCACCAGTCGGGCAGGGCGTTGTCGAGGGCTTTGAATCCTTGCCACACATACGGGGCAAGGCCGGGGATGAAGCACATGACCAGCGGGGCCATGACGATCACGAACATTGCTTCGTCCTTCCAGCCGGAGTTCTTCACGGCCTCGACTTCCCACTCACCATCCTTCTGAGCTTTGGTGATCTTTGCTTGGGTGATGGCGAGCTGCAGGTTGTGATCGGCAGCGGTCTCGCGCTGGTCGATGACGCGCTTCTGTTTGATCGCATCGACGATGCCGCCGAACGCGAACTTCAAACCTGAGCCGATGAGGCTCCAGGGAATGCTCATCTATCTGTGCTCCTGGTAATAGGCGGCCACGCGCAGCAGCTCCTCGGGAGTTGCGTTGCTCTTGATGGCGTTGGCTTTGGACGAGATGACCGTTACGTTCCCTTTCGTGTAACCAAGGGTCGGATCGTTGCGGTCGAGGGATGGACTGTTGGGGCCTTGTGCAAGGCCACCTGTGTTGCGGTACAGCGGTAAGCCCAGCACCGGGCAGAAGTCGGGGATCACCACGTCTTCAACGGTTAGGTTGAAAGGGATACCCCGCTTCTTCGCCCGGTGCTTCGTCAATGCAAGTAGACGGCTTGCCGGAGTGGCGCTCTGCCTCAGTGGCAGTCGTGCCAGTTGTTGCCGACTTTGAACTCACCAGCCAGCGGACAACGAAAGCCGTAATGCTGACCGGCGCGGAAGATCGCATCGGTAGCGGCGGCACCTACGGTCTCAGCAAGTTCCTCATCGACCTCTAACTGATACTCGTCATGCACGTTGGCGACGAACTCGTAGTTGAGGCCAGGAATCAGGCCGTTCTCTTGCAGACGCTCATCAAGTAGCACGAGAGCCTTCTTCATCACGATGGCACCGGCACCCTGCAGCAGAGTGTTCAGTGCGGCGTGTGGACTACGGACATGCACCCTGCGGCCGTCCAGGCCCTTCAGGTAACCCTGCTTACGCACGGTCTGTTGGATGGCCTTAATGAGCGAATCCAGTGCCGGCAGTCCCTTCAGGAATTGCGCCTTGAGTTCAGCGCCACGCTTCGCACCCTTACCGACAATCGAGCCGATCTTCGCGTCGCCCGCTCCGTAGAGGAAGGCGTAGATGAAGGTCTTGGCATCGTTGCGGCTTTCGAGTCCGGCTGCGTGCTGGTTGGTCGTGTGTACGTCACCATCCAGAATCACCTTCGAGTACGCGCCGCCATCCCATCGGCCCATGAAGTGAGCGAGACACCGCAGCTCAAGGCCGCTGGCATCGGCGCCGACCTGCAGCTTGCCCTTGGGCACACCGAACAGCGCACGGCACTCGGGGCCGTACAGGGATGTGGAGGAGGGCACCTGCGCCATGTTGGGCGAGGAGTGCGTCATGCGGCCGGTGACTGCGCCGTTCTGATTCACTCGACCGTGGACACGGCCGTCCGCCTTCACTGCCTTGAACCATGCCTGCTTGCCTTCGCTGAGCTGACCTAGCCGTTTCTCGACGGTCAGGTATTCGATCAGCAGGGGCACCTCGGGATATTTCAGGCCCTCCAGCGTGGTCTCGTCCATCTTGACCGTGCCGGCGTCGGTGAACTCTGTCGGCCTCCAGCCATAGAGGGAGGTCAGGCGATCAGCGATGTGTGCGCGTGAGCCGGGGTTGAAGGTGACGGTCTTCCACTTCTGGAAGGGGACGCCGACCTCGTAGCCTTTCGACTTGTTGGCACGCTTCGGGATGATGATGCCGTTCTTCTGCTGCCACGGTGGGAACACCGCACGCAGCTTCTCGACCAGCTCAGCACGCAGCCCGACGAGTGTTGCCTCCAGCTCCTTGCCCTTCTCTTTGTTGAACAGAAAGCCGTAAGCCTCCTGTCGCCGAAGGATCGGGGCGATGTCGTGTTCCAGGCGGATGCTGTCCTCGCTGAAACCCTGAGCCATCAGCTTGTCGTAGAGCTTGCAGGTGACGCGGATGTCCTGGACGCAGTAGTCGTCCATCTCCTGATTCCACTCCGCCCAAGGGTCGAGGCCCTTGGCTTTCATGATGTCGGAGTAGTCACCCTTCCAGACGCCCATGCGCCAGCCCCACGCTTCAAGCGAGTGCTTGCCCATCAGCTTCTTCGGGTAGATGCCGGCAGTGCGCCGGCCCGCTGCAGCGTCCTTCTCGTGCTGCCGGACTCGCTTCACGTCATCGTTGAACAGATCGGTGAACATGAGTTGGGACATGATGAGCGTGTCCCACACACGGCCTGTCGGCTTGAACCACGGATAGACTTTCTGGATCGCAGGGATGTCGAAGCCGATGATGTTGTGCCCGCAGATGTCCGGGGCTTCCATCAGGATGCGGAGTGCAGCCTCGTTGCTCAGCTTCGATCCGTGATCGTTGGCCCTGTACGTGACGCCCTTCAGGATGTCTCGCATCGCGATGCAATGGATGCGATCCATCTCAGGGATGAGGCCGTTGGTCTCGATGTCGAATATGAGCATCGAGTGCTTAGTCGATCAGTGCTTTGACGCGGGAAGCAACACGCTCGGCGCGGTCAGCTTCAGCGTGCGCAGCGTCGGCCATGTCCAGGAAGTCATGGGCCAGGTCGGTATGCGACTCAGCGGCGGCGCGGTGATCCAGTGCCAGCGATTCCAGCTTGCGCACGTCCTTCTCGAAGCGCGCGGTGATCGAATCAACAGAGATCGGAAACAGTTGGGCCAGCAGCAAAACGATTGCGTTCTTCATGGAAGTTCCTCGATAAGAATGGTTACGCGCACACGCCTGCCGCCCTGCGGGAATCGCAAGGCAGCGTCGGATGCGGTCATGGGTACTGCGTAGGGGAAACAGGCGGACGCGGCAGCTAGTGCCGGCGCGTCCTGTGGGATGTAGAAGACGTGCTCGGCAGTAGCGGACTCAATCAAAAGTCGTCACTGCCTTGCCCTGGTTCATCCGGGAACATCGGGGCTTCCTCAAGCTCCTGCTCGAACAGGCGGCCGGTCTCGACGTTGTAGCCGAGGCCGATGCACTTGCCCGTTGCTTGGCCGGTGAAGCGATCCTTCAGGATGCGGAACGTGGTGTGCTGGCGGACAGCGATGTCCTCCGCCTGCTGGTCACGCTCCAGGCCGAACATGAAGTGCGCCCAAAAGCCAATCGCACGAGAGCCTTTGAAGTGGCGGATCATCACGCGGCCGCCTTCCTCATGCGGCTTGCCCTCGGGCGTTGCCAGATGCGAGATGACGTACATGCACACGTTGTTCGCCTGTGCAAACGAGGCGATCTCAGCGGTGATCTTCTCCAGGGCTTTCCTCTCGTCCTCCTCAGCAGCCGCAAGGGCCGTAAGGTGATCGAGGAAGAAGTGCTTGACGCCTTCAGCAGCGGCCAGGTACTTCATCTTTGCGAGCACGGTGGCCCATTCGGTACTGCCGAACGAGTCGTACATGAAGACGTTGCCGGAGGCTTCGACCTTCTCGAACGCTGCGGTCAGTTCCTCCTGTGTCCATGAGTCATCGGGCACATGGAAGCGACGACCGGCCAGCTTGCCGGCGACACGCTTGCCCGTCTCGACAGGTGGCTGCTCCAGGTAGAACAGGCCACACTTTTCGTTGAGGTCAATCGCAGTGTGGACAATCTCCTGAGTGAACAGGTCGGTCTTGCCAACGCCCGTACCCGCACCGAAGAAGTAGCTCTCGCCGTAGCGCCGGCCGTAGGTGTAGGTGGTCAGCGATGGTAGGAACCAGGGGAGGCCCTGGGTCACGGAAGCGAGTGCTTTCTCTTTGATGTCGCCGAAGGTCACGATGCCATCGGGGCGGAACACCTTGGCGTTCCATATGGCCGTAACGATGTCGCGGGCCTTGCCGGCCAGCAGCATCTCGTTCGGGTCTTTCATGGGGAGGTGGGCGATCTTGCACTTGCCCGGTGTGAACAGCAGCGCACACTCTTGTGCAGCGGCCTGACCTACTTCGTCCATGTCGAACAGCAGGATGACTTCCTCGAACTTCTCCAGCCATTCGAGTTCACCAGCGAGTGCTTTCTTCGCGCCCTGTGCGCCGTTGGGAACGGACACGACAGGCCACTTGTTATCTTGCACCTGGCTTACGCTCAGGCAGTCGATCTCGCCTTCAGTGACGACGATCTTGCGGCCTGGACTCCAGAGGTGTTGGCCGTAAAGGCCAGCGCCCTTGAGTGAGCCACGCACGTTGAACTCTTTACCGGCGTACCGGACTTTTTGCGCAACCACTTCGCCGTCGCGGCGGTAGTTGGCGATCTGTACTGGCTTCCCGTGGTGCTCGCCGACTGTGTAGCCGAACTTGGCACAGGTATCCTCTGACAGCCCACGCTTCGTTAGAGCCTGGGTCTGTCCGTGTAGAAACTCAGCGGACATGCGCTTGCTCCGTGTGGGTGTGTGGGTGCTATCGCCCTGGCGGGTCTTGCCGCAGGAGAAGCAGTGCGTGTGCCCATCGGAATAGAGGGCACACGCATCAGAGGAACCGCAGTCGTCGCAAGAGCCTTTCGAGACCAGCTCGGACTCAGCGTTTTCCACGCTGGATTGACCACATGGTTTTGCGGGTCACCAGGCCACACTTGCGGCGCAGCGCAGAGCTGACGAGGCGCGTGATGTTGTTGGTGTGGTTCGCGGCGCGGTAGGCACTGTCGAACGCAGCGCGCATCGTGGTTGCAGCTTGGGTCATGCAGAT